GGTGCCGCTTGATGACTGCAAAGAATTATTTGATGTATTGTTATTATTCTGTATTGATGGATGTGAAAACAAGGAAATTGCCATTCCAAGCGGAGTATTAGATTCCAATTCTGGATGCATTAATTTATATTTTAACAATTGCGTCTGTAGATTCATTTGTGGAATCTTTGATTGCATATATTGAGTTTGAGCATTTAATGCATTTGCTTTTAACTGATTAAGATTATCCATCATATCTTGAATAGCAGGATATCTTTTATTTTCCATGGATTGTTTATTTGCCAACAATTGTGAAAGTCTAGCCCTTCCAATTTCTGAATATTGTCCTAAGGCCTCCTTTAGCCATGAGGGCCCTACCTGAAATTGTTCAACTGGTAATACCATTATAAATAACCTACAATAAGCTTAATAAATATCCGCCTAAAGATTGGCCTCCTGCCTTTCCAAACCCCCCCATTCCTAGCGCCCCCAAAGCGGACCCAAATATATCCCCAAATAAGTTAGAATTAGACTGTTCCCTTGATTGCTCATAATTTGCTTGATTCAATAAATTTCGTACCCTATCATCTGCCAGCATATTTCTCTCATTTAAGTCTGACCGCTCTAAGTTTCCAAGGCCCTGAAGACCACCTGAATATAAACCAAGCGCTCTATTTAAGTAGTCGCCATAATCTTTATTTGCAGCCTGATTTGCTATATTTGCTGACTCGTACTGAGCTGCCGGAGTTCCAAGCATACCCCCAGCAGATGCTGCCTGATTGGCCGCCTGAAGCGATTGATTAAGCTGATTCTGATATCCTGGAGATTGCATATATTTGCTTCCAATTCTTCCCATTAAAGCTGATGGGTCACTAAGCAATGAATGTAGCTGATTTAAAATATCATTATGCTCCGTAAGGGAAGCCCTAGAAAATGGACCATAGTAGGAGTTCGCCATCCCAGGGATTTGGTTTAGATAATCTTGTACTGACATAGTAAAATCCTATATTAAAGTAATTGTTTAAATTCTTTATTAACACCAATGTATGTTTTTTGATCATTTGTATTGAATATAATTCTTCCATTTCTCTCATTTTCTGGTATTGCGTTAAAATCTTCTTGACTTAATTCTTCATATGTGCTTAAGGGTTTATACTTTTTATCTGTATTAACATGCATAGATTTTGTATCTTTATTATACACGAAAGCTGCCTTATTATCAGACTTATTTAATACAGTATCTATTGTATCTTGATTTTGCTCTGGCATTTTATATCCTGCATTGCTTAATATAGATTGAAAATTATTAATCATAAGATTAAAAAATGACATCCACTCATTACTAACATTCCCATCTTGGGTGGCAATAGGGCATAACGGTATATTTGGTATGTTCATTAAAAAATCTCCGCCGACGCGCCAAGAATCACAAACCTCGATTTACCCCACCATTCAAATTTAAAGCAGAAAGCATTACTAGCACCTAATGAATTAAAGGTAACCATATTTTTACGATATCCATTTCTCGGCATATTTTGCAAAACAATGTCAGAGTATCCATATCCGCCATCATAAGAAACCGATAGCCCGATTTTCTGTTCAGAATCTGATGCTCCAGACTCTTGAGCAACATTTAATATAGACACTCTTTTGCTTTTATTATTTTTAAATATTAGCGGACTAGTTATTCTTTGTCTTGGTATTTCAAAGTTTAAATCTGAACTATCGGTCGTATTTAATCTATAATCATAAGTATATAATGAACTACTCATTTTATATAGACATCCATCTATTAAAGAAATAAAATAATTGTTCCCATTAAAAAATACAACATTTTTTGCTATATGAAAATTATAATTTTCATTTGTTGCTGTATATAATTTTTTTGTTGTTAAATCATAAACCAGAGAATAATTATCGTCTAAAAAGGTTATGTGGTAAAATATATGACCATTTTCTTGAAAAATAAAACCAATAGAGTTGCTCGGATTTTTCATGGAACTTATTTTAAAATCAAGTCCATCTGACGATATAAATTCTGGGTTTCCGCCAGTAGAAACTATAATAGAAGCATTAGACCTTTCATTAGATGCAAGCCAAACAAGATAACCAAATCCTTGCGCTATTGTATTTTTATTTAAACATCCATAATCAATGGATATTGCATTATTTCTTTGATATGGGAATATTGGAGATCCAACATTATGCCATATTTCAGTTACTTTTTTACCAAATACAAACAACTGCCTATTAAATTGTATTGTTGCAATTGCTGTATCTGCTTTTGTAGATATCTCTCCAACATGCTGCGGATCATCAGGCCAACTCAGGGCATTGTTTAAGTCGGAAAGCCTCCATCTTTGAGAATCAGATTCAGGCGCTATTAAATAGCCATCTTGAAATGTTAGATATGAAGGGCTAAAGTCTAATAATTTTCTTGAAAAGTTTTTAGATTTATAATTATATGAATATATATAGTTGCCATCAGTCATTGCTATTTCAGAATTATTGTTTTCTGCTATATACACTGCGCCAAACGAAGTTTCTAAAAACCCTATTATTGCAATACTAAGAGACTTTGTAACCGAAAATACAATATTATTAACAACTACAATAAGATGATCATATCTAGTCGATCTAAAAATTCCACGGGATTTTCCATTAATTAAAAATTCTATTACTTTTTTATAGCCAGGGTAACAAACTAACGACATGCCAGAAATAAATAAATTTGTTGTCTCAGCAGAAGATTGCTTGCCATATCTTCCAAAGGTATTGGATCCAACAATATCTATATTTGCTTCATTTCTCATGGAGTCCATCCATTCCCTAAATTTGCCATGCCATAAGAAACACCCAGGCTCGGATTTAATATACTTTGAAATCTATTAACATTTCCTGGTCTTGAAATAGAGTAAACCATTTTTCCTAATCTAATAAGTTCTCTTGTATGTTGCGCATCAAATTCATGCTGATAAAAATCGCACATTTTTTTAGCCAATGCATATTTTAAATAAGATATATATAGTCCACCAAAAACCTGATATAAATCATCGGTATTTTTTACTGGAGATATTGAAAATTTCCCAGTTATCTGGAACTTGTAATCTTGATTAGTAGTAAAATAAATATTAATCAATGTTCCATTAGGCTGTCTTTGCGCATAATATTCATAAGGCAAAGATTGTATCCCTTTAATATAATTATCATCAAAAAAACCTCTAATTCCTTTTGGAATTAAAGTATATATAACATTACCAATAGCAAATGTAACTGAAGAGCATTCTATTAAATTATCAACAAAGAAGGATGATGCCCCAAGTGGGACATCAACCTCTTTAAAGGTATAGTATGGTTGCAAATTTCCAGTGGATTCTATTTCGAATAAAATATCATTTAAGAATCGCAATCCATCTGAAGATTTTTCGCCATCAACTGTCTGAAATCCTCTTCCGACTATCCCAGACAAATACCATGCATCATTTACTAATTGCTGGGCAGTTATCATTAATATGTTTCTGGTAAAATAAATGACATGGCATATTCGTCTACAAGCGTTTTACCCCAAATAGCATCATGGACAATACCTTTTTGGTTTTCACCAAATTTTGAACCATAATACATTCTCATACTTACGCCAGTAGCAGGATCAACAAAATTTGAAGTTTTAAACGGATCTTCATCTTGCAGCCTAGGCACTGCTAAATATAAAGCTTTACCTTGAACAATTAAACATGCCTTATGATTTGGCAAAGCTTTTAATTTCATATTCGCTATTACAGGAGTGTTGATATTTCTATTAGCATCTGTTGCTGTAGAAATCAAAGCAGGGTAAATTTTTAAAACTGTTTGACCACCTCCATCTGTAGCTGCATCTTCTGTTACGCGCACCTGAACTTTGCTAGAAGAAACTTTATGCCCAATCCTAGTTAAAAATCTAATATTCGGCACTCCTGACACGCCATCTTGAAATGTTAATTTATCATTTTCTTTAAATGCATTTGGTTCTGATACAGCCGTTGCTACAGTAACAGTTAACTCAGTTCCATCTGCTGATATAGAATCAACAACTATATCATGATTTTCGTTACCAACAGTTCCAGCGGTATGCAATGGCAGTAAATTTGATCGATAAAAATCACATTTATCAAAAGACCCGATCATCCAAGAGTTAAAATCTTTTCTATTTTTATCAATAGTAAATTGATTTAACCCACTATTAATGATCTCGTTAACCACTGTATCTGCGATATAAAAATCAGTTTGGCCCGCTGTCATACCATAGTTTCGGAGTTGTGTTAATGCTTTTGCAAGTTCTCCATATGTATTTGGAGCATTTACCCCATCTCCATAGTGCCTATAAGTATTTGTAAGTGCCAACGATGCCACATCAGCCTCAATCTGCACTGATAATTCGGAGATAGCGCCTTTTCCGACAGTGTTAAGGTAGTCATCAGCAGAAAGATTAAATACTCTTTCCTGATTTGTAACAGCGTAAGGCACACTAACAGATTTATCTACAGTGAGAGTGTGCTTTCTTTGCTCAATAGGATTAAAGTTTCCAATTACTAATGAATTTTGAGCATTAAACAAATACGGAAGATCAAATGATACTGAATCACCTAAGTTTCCAGTAAAATTCTGGAAATTCTCAAAGCGAGTATTTGCCGTTCTAATGAATGCATTGTAATTTAACAGATATGCTAAAGTACTTTTTTGGAAGGTTGTTATCTTTTGTAAAATATTAGCCATTTTTTAAATCTCATAAACATAATGAATATTTATATCTATGAAATGACTAACTAAACTTTATATTTTTCTAAGTAACTGCCGAAATCATCACTTTTTGTATCTTCGGGATGACTAATGCTATCTGGGATTGAGGATAACGGGCTTTGTGGAGCTGTAATATTATTTTGCTTTAAAGATTCTGAAATATTTCTCAGAGCCTCTTGTTGCATAACCCCATCTAAACCTCTTATTTGTGGAAGTAATAGTGGGTTTTTTGCTAAATGATATAACAAATCTCCAGCATTATCAACATAATCGGCAGCCAACAAAATATCAGGATAATTATTCACAAAATCAGCTTTAGAAACCACTGCATCAAAATCAGATTTATTGCCTTTTGACTTTTCTATTTTTTTTGCTAGTGACTCTATTTTCCCAAATACCTCTTTTTCTTGTTTCTGGTATTCGTATAGGGACCTTGCTTCGTCAGACACCATTTTTCTAATATCTTCTTCACTATAA